CAGCTTGCACGAATTTCGGGTAGCCGCGCTTCCTAACGTCAAGCTCCCTCTCGTACTCGCCGACAAGCTCCTCAAGAGTTACGGGCGGGGTGTTGCTTTTCATGCCGTCTGGCTCGCTCTCTCAATATGCTTTTCAGTGCCACTGACTCGCTCTGCGATCTTGCTTTTCGACAAGACTGACTCGCTCCTGAGGATTGCTTTTTAACCACCGTGGCTCGCTCTATTGTGTTGCTTTTCTGTGGTTATGACTCGCTCGATTTCTATGCTGGTTCCACATCCTGACTCGCTCTTAGTCGGTGCTGATCTATATGACTGACTCGCTCATATGTAGTGCTGTTCTGTGCGGATGACTCGCTCTGGGGTAATGCTTTTCAGACTACCTGACTCGCTCTCGTGGTATGCTTTTCGGTGCCCATGACTCGCTCTGGCGCCTTGCTTTTCAGTGTAGATGACTCGCTCGCTTCGCTTGCTTTTCGCACAAGATGACTCGCTCCGGATCATTGCTTTTTAACCATCGTGGCTCGCTCAGAGAACTTGCTTTTCTGATGTTTCGACTCGCTCTGCGCTACTGCTTTTCCAATTTCTTGACTCGCTCGGCATCAGTGCTTTTCGGGAATCTTGGCTCGCTCATAGTCCGTGCTGATCTACACTTGAGACTAATGCATTAGATAACACTGACATTCGTGTAGTCAAGTGTAATCTTTGTGTGAGACAAGCACCGTGCTTATGACCGCGTCTATCTCCCTGCGCCAGAAGTCCAGAAACCTTGAGAGTTCGGGAAGTCCCGGCATCAAGTCTTCCTTCTGGATCAGGAAGGTCTGCACCAAATGAGGAAAGTCCGGGAGATAGTAGACAATCTCTGCCGTAACGATCACAGGCTGGCGCAAAATAATCATGCATCATTTTACCATGCACGGAACTCTGCCTCTATATCTCGCTCAGGCGCGGCTATTTCATCCCTCGCCGCAAAGTAAAAAGCAAGCTCACCAACCTCATCGATTTCTCTCTTTATATCCTCAGGATGGATTTCGTCCGTACCCTTATCAATTACGTCCTCAACTCGATTAAGCGCGTTCATCACGGTTGTATGGTCTCTGTCACCCAAAGCACGGCCAATCTTGATGGTCGAGTACCCAAGCATTTCGTGCATTAGCCAACACGCGACAAAACGCGGCCAAACAATCTTTCTGCGCCTGCTGTCACCTCTCAACTGCTCTATGCCAACGTCGTAATGGTTAGCAACAGCAAGAAGGATATGACGCGCCCTGAGATGCACGACGCGCATTTCATTTCTGCCATGCATTAGTCTTCCTCCAGACATTTATCGAAAGGGGAAACTTTCTCCATCACCGTGCCCGATCCATCGCAGACATGACACGGAACAGAATTTGCCCTCGTATCAGAGACTCTGAAATACAGCGTCCCCCGGCCTTCACACTCATTGCACTCGACTGTCTCATACTTCGCCATCGTGCTTCTCCCTTATGATTCCAAGCATTCGAGTCAAGCGTGACTTGACACCGCCATCTTTCATGTCATCAAGCATCAACTGAGCCGAATCAATCTGCTCTTGCGTCCAGCTTACCGGGGGCGGCAGAACCGGCCTCTCGACCACAGGCTCGCGACGAACAACCTTCCGCTCGAACTCCTTCCACTCGCCAATCGTCGGAAACCACTTCCTACCGGGATCGGTCAGTATCCTGTCTGCAACCTTCTGGAACTCCTCAACAGTGAGGTTGCTAGTGAGTCGCAGATAGTCCTCAAAGAAGATTTTGGCCTCTGCCTCAACCATGTCCCTCATCGCAAGATGGACTCGCAGCCGGGCAAGAACCTGCTTCTTCTGATCCCTAGACATCGCGCAAGACTCTTAAAACAGACATGGTCTTGCTCTCTGGGTTCTTCTTTGCCCGCTCCTCTGCGCTGCGCTTGATCCAGTTCTTGAACGCGGCAAAGTGATCTTTCTTCGCCCCATTTGGACTGGACTGTGACCAGTTGCAGTAGCTATCAAACTCAGAGTGGTAGTCTACGTCTGGGTAGTTTTCCCTGCACCAGTCAACCCATCCCTGCGGAATGACGGAATACTCAGTCATCCTTGTGTTCCTCGACAGGCTCTTGCCTTTCGGCCTTCCGCTCACCGAAAGCGATCTGATCTTTACATTGGGCGGGGAAGCTAGCCGGTTGAGCGCAGCAACAAATGCCACTGCGCCCTCCCGATCCATTGAGAAGAATATAGGCGAGGTTCCCTCGACTACAACGAACCCCTCGACTTCCATTCCTGCCGCGCCCGCACCTTGATGAATCTGCGGTTCGTTTCCAAAGAGTTGGGGTTTGTTACGGTGATCCACGGGTTTTGTCCTTTCTTCCACGCGCTCAATTTGTTGAGCATAACCTCCAAGGGTGCCCGGTCAGACCTGACGGCCTTCACCAGCGGCCTACTGACGCTATTACGCTCCTCCTTGGATGTATAGTTCTTTCCGTTAGATTTTTTTCCCTTACCCACCACGCTTCTCCTTGACTTTGAAAAGGTACTCGCAGACACCCTCACCAACACGGCGTTGTGCTAGGAAAATTTTTCCCTCCTTATGCTCACGCCATTTCTCATCTGCGACCTGACCCGCAGTCTTGGCTTCTTCGGTTGGCTTTTCTTTGCCTTTCGGTCCAGCAACTTTCTGGCGGTCGTGCATGAGATTGCCAACCCAATAAACTTCCCAAGTCATTTTAGTCTCCATAAAAAAGGTGAAGTCCGATTCTAGCCATGAACGTCATGTAATAAGACCAATTAGGTTTCACATACGATGCGTGATAGTGGGTCGCCGTTTCGGTATCGGCGACCCTCACACCGTCAAGAGCAAGCTCAGCTACATACAGAGCCTGCCCCCAAGCCAATTCGTCGTTAATCTTTTCTGGTTTGCCGTCGCACCAGTAACTAAAAGCGCAACGGTTTCTGATAGGCATACCACCAACATAATGCCCCTGATGAACCACATCACAGACATTGTCTGGATATTCCGGCCTCTGCACACGCTCCAGAACAACGCCAGCAACAGCAATCTGACCAATGAATGGCTCTGATCGAGCCTCAAAGTAGACTGCCTCTGCTAGGCAGTTTTTCTGGTCTTCAGCGTGTGCGGAAAAGGGGGAGAGCAGGAGGGCCAGAAAGGATAAAAGAACCCCGCCTGCTCTCGGTCCAACCTTGGAGGGTTTGTGGACACGCCCCTTATATGCACCAAGATTCATTACGTCAAGGCCCCGGCAGAGAGGGCCTGACTGTCCCCCTCCATTTCGTCCATCTCGTCCCGGACGATGACCGCAAGATCAAGGTATTCAAGCTCAAGCAGCTTTGGGTCACTGTGAATCAGGCCGGGGAAAACCATTAGAAACCTGTCCAAAGCCTTCTGGGATTTGTCCCCCCACAAATGTGACGGAATGTTTATCGGACAAGCCATTAGATCAACTCCGGTCCCGGCGCTTCGATAACGTGCGCGTGATTCATGTGAGCAATTGCGTAGGGGTCCGCTGGGGGTCTCTTGTGGTGCCATTCGTACCAGCGATAGTGAAGGTGACTCAGGAAGATTTTCACAGCGTAGCGTCTGGCACGGGCGTGAATGTGGGCCGGTGGCAGCTTGCCGACTGAGTAGTACGAATAAGCCACCGTGGTCTTGCCGACCTTCTCTGCCTTCTGAAGCGCAACCTCCTTGAACTCGAAGTTTTCGTTGTCAGCCTGAAGCTGAGCCTTGGTCTCCTTGTAGATTTTGCCGTAGAAAGACTTGTCGCTATTGCTGCGCTTGACGAAAGACTCACCCGCCTTGAAGGCAGCAAGCGTCTTCAGCTTTGCGTTCCAAGGACGAGCCTGACCCTTCTCCCAAGTCTTCTCGGGGTTTAGGCCAGCGAAAGACCAGAAGTGCCCGTATGTCGGAGCTTTCTTAATGTCAAAGTGACAGAGGAACCCAGCCGCAATGACGGGGCCAATCCCATCCTGAGCCAGCAACCAACGACCAACAGGGTTGTTCTCTGCATAGACTTGCAGGCCAACCTTGGCGTTCTTCTCAAGCTGTTCGTAGTTGGCCTTCGTCAACTGCAAGACGTTGACAGGCTCACCGGCTTTCTCCATCGATCTGATTTGGGAAGCCGTCGCAATGCGGTTCTTCTGCACCGTGTAATACTGATCTACCAAGAACCGGGCCTCTTGCTCGCCAAGAGACTGAAATGCCTTGCGCTGATCTTTTGTGAGCCGCTTGATGCTCTCGATAAGGAAATCGGAGTCGATCTCAAGCTCATCGATTTGCTCAGCGGGACGGTCGTAATGACTTCCAATGCTGTTTTCGTCCATAGTAAATCTCCAAGTTGGCATTCGTGTCTTTTGACACAAGACCAACATAATGGGGCTACGGACAGGGTCAACGGCTATTCGCGTCGTTGATCTATTTTTTCTGATGATGTTGCATCAGCGCAACACTCAGTGCTTGGCAGTAAAGGTTCCGTCCTGCGTTTTTTCGAGGGCAACCGTCTTTGCTTCTGCCAGCTTCTGAAGCTCTTCGAGTCTCTTTTCTATCTGCTCTTTGGACATCAGCTTCATGGGGTCGTCGCGCTTCTCGTTGAGAAGCCCCCCCATCTGTGCGCGGAGCTTCTCAGCGGCTACGGCTGCGCCGTACTGACCGTTCTCTATAGCGCCATTCCTGATGTTGAGGAGATCGCGCATACTCCGCTCTGCTGAGATACCGTACTCAGCGGCAATGTCATCCTGAAGCTCTGCGCGATAAGCCCCAATCTTGGGGTCTTTAAGAAGGCGGGTAGCGGCCTGAGCGGGCTGTGCAAATCCAGCGCGTCGTGCCGCCTCGGTCTGAGAGCAGTTGCCGTAAACCAATTCCCTTACAAAAGTCTTCTGACGTTCGTTCAGGGCAAGGTCTTCTGTCATTCGGTTAATCCGGGACTGAAGTGGTTTTCAAGGTAATCGTCAGTCATCTGGGCAATGTAGCGTCTATCGCTCAGTATCAACTGCGACTTTATAGCCGAAATGCTGGCCTGCAACATCTCAACTTGCTGTTCTAGTGGCTCAAGAACCTTCAGGAACTTCTCGTTGACCTCGTCCATGCCAACCTCGCTTCCCCTTGCGGGAATAAGACGCACGGCCTTTTTTGGGCACAACCTTCCGTTGACGGAAAAGCCTGTCAGCAAGAACGTGCGCGTATGGGTTTCTAGTAGTCATAGCAACACATACTCACACACGAGTGCTAATAGGTCAATTAGTTGTTCACCCTGTTATCTAAGAAATGCACCATGGTGGACTGGTCATACTCGTTACAGTTGACGCACTGTAGCCTTCCCTCTCCTGTAACTAGAAATCCGGGGCAGCCGCATGACTCGCAGGAGCGGAGAATTTCGTCAGCGCCGAACTCCTCGCCAGTTTCGTCCTCAATTTCTTTTAGGATTTCCTCAATCACGGGGGGCCTCTTTTTCATTGGCTGCCGCCCTTTCACTGATATTCCATGACAGATACCTCGGCTCTATCAGGGAATTATAGTCCTTAACTTTCCAGTTGTCGTAATAACCCTTCTTCATCAAATCCTCGCTTGCGGCCATCAGCAAAGACAGCCTCTGCACAAATATCATTCCGTAATGGTCGAGATCGGGAACCTCTTCGTATGTCTTATACAGGAACTCGAAATGGTCAGATTCCGGCTGGTCATCAGGATGGAACGACATCAGGTAAATGTCAGACGGGGCCAGAACCTTATTGGCCTCCATGCAAGCCCGGTCCATGTCCTCTGATGAAACAAGAGCCTGCCAGTTTGGAATCGCTATAATGTGGACATCCTTATCGTCCTCAATAATGCTCTTGATGCCGTTGTCGAATATCTCTGGGCATTCGATCAAGCCGCCGTCAACGTCAGCAGGAATGTGAAAGACCTCGATGGACACTTTCTTCTGCTTCCACGCAGCTTTCGCGTAAGGGCACGGAGGAAAGCCATTCAGAAACTCTGATGGCTCCTCCAGAACACCAAGGCTCCACGACCTGATGTCCTTCATAATCTTTGACTCTATGCTCATCGCAAAGACATCTCTGCTCGACGCGAAGACTCCGCTGTGCGGTACATCTCGAACTTCATCTTCATGTAGTCCGCCCGCACCTTCGCAAGGTTAGCTTGCGTTCTCATCTCGTTGGCTTCCTTTCTGATGTCAACGTATCTCTGATCCTGACGAGACTTGTGTTCAGCCTTGTTGACAGGAATGCTCCCCCACTCCGTCATAATCTGACTGAATATAGTCTTGCTACTGTCTTCAAGAAGACGAGCCGCGCCGTCTAGTTCTACCCACTTCTCCGACGCCAGCCTCCACTGTTCCGGCAAGTCGCTTAGCCTCTCTGACGACGAACCATCCCTGCTCATAGTCGAAATTGCTCTCTCGGATAAGGTAGGCGAGTTTGATTGGGTCAATGCCATGTCGATCCCACCATTGTTTCTCGTTGCTCTTATGCTGTGCGTCCGGGCCATCAGTGTGATGGTAGGGACACAAGGGCACTACACGATCATCGTCGGGCTTCAGCCCCATCGCATAGTGCCCAATCCTGACATGGGCAGCCTGAGCATCAGCACCGCAAAGCACACAGCCCAGACTAGCCACATACTGAAGATACTTCTTCGATCTAAAACGGGATTTCGTCATCAAGATCGTCGAAAGAAGGTTCTTTGGCAGAAGGCGCTTCAGAACCGCCAGAGCCTCCAGATGACTTTCCGCCAATGAGTTTAAGCTCACCGCCATACCCCTGAATGACAACTTCGGTCGTGTACTTCTCCTGACCGGACTTGTCAGTCCACTTGCGCGTTTGAAGCTGCCCCTCGACATAGACCTGAGACCCCTTCCTGACGTAGCCGTCAATAAACTTGCAGAGACCGGGGCTGAAGCAAACAACACGGTGCCACTCAGTCTTCTCTTTCCGCTCACCGGATGATTTATCCTTCCAAGACTCAGATGTCGCCACAGAAAAACTGGCGATCTGGTTCCCGTTCTGCGAAACGCGAATTTCAGGGTCTTTCCCCACGTTTCCGATCAACGTAACTTTATTCAAACTAGCCATTTAGCTTTTCCTTCATCGAGTCCTTGAGTTCTACGAGCGCGGCGTAGAGAGAGCTATCTCCCTCAGACACCAGCTTCAGCATATGCGAGGATTCAGACCAGACTTTCTTCAACTGATCCAGTGAATTACAGTTGAGAACCAGAGCCTCAACTTTGGACGCAACCTCGTTTATCTGTTCGATTGTCTGATGCGCGACAGGAGCTTCGTGCCTGACGGAGCCAAGCATAGACTTCAGTCGCGGGAGTTCAGACTTCGAGATCACATAAGAACGTCCACGGGCCTCCAGAGCTACCCAAGGACTATCAAGCGAGTACAGATAACGACCAATGCCCCACAACACGGCAGCCCGCTTGAACGCATCAGATAACGCGCCCTTCGGACCTTCAACATCAGTGTCTCCAGCGCCGTTTGATTTCACCACCCATTCGTCATTGCAACGAACGGCGATCTCACAGACGGTCTTGTCTCCAGCATGGCTGTATCTGCATTGCCAGTTCTCCGGGCCGCAGATTTGGTCAAGCCGATCCATCACCGCTCTGGCAGTGATGTAAGCAAGAGCAATACCTTTTGTTTTGTCTTTGTTGGTGGCCCCAACTCGCCATTCGATTTCGTCGGGGTTAAACGGCGCACTCAGATCATGCAGATTCATTTCTTACTCCTTCCTGATACTGCTGGCAGAATGCGCTCGCGCCGCAGTATCGCTGACATCGCTTAAATTTTTCACCGATCCGCAACTCAACTTTACCCTTTCCCACATTGTTGTAAAGATATTCTTTTGCCTGCTCTTCCGTATCGAAGACTCTTGTCGCCCTCTTCGCGCCGGGCTTCATCACGGCGTAAGTATCCGCCGTTGCCCACCTGTCTTCTTCGCTACAAAGAACATTCTCTCCATCAAGGGCTGCCTCCAGCGCCGTGACTTGCTCTTGGATGTAGAGCTTGGCCTTTTCTTCAGACCAAAGCGGGATGTCGTAACTGCCCCACATATGATCAGGGTAAGAGCCGCCATCAAAAGAACGACGCTCGTTCCAATCCCTGAAATAGGAAAAGATCGACAGACCCCTGATGTCGTATCCGTTGTCTCTCGCAAGCTGGGCATAGACGTTTAGCTGCGGCTCCCAACCGTCGTTCCCGTAAACCGCACTCCACACAGATGTGGTCTTCCAGTCGGTAATCACACCTGACTTCGAGATGCGGTCAATGATCCCCGAGACAGTCCACCCAAAGTATTGACCTTCTAGCTTAAGCTCAGCCGCTTCAAGATCAGGGTCGCCTTCGGAGTTGTCTTCAATGATCTTGTGAAAAGCATTCCCCAGAAGGGCATACATCATCTCTGATGCATCAACTGAGGTCTTGTCCCAGTTCTGCCTCTCAAGGGCTGCCATCCGTGGCGGCTTAATCAACGTCGTAACGCCAACGCGCTTTTCTACAGGCTGCCTCCTGTCTCCCGTCAGCGCCTTCACAAACGGGTAAGGCAAATTGTACTTGTTTGTGACTTCCATCTTTCCTTCCTTTCCTAACTGCACCACTGGTGAATCCTGAGTACTAGGCATAGGGAGACTATCCCCACTAAAGAGTGGGGCGTCCCCTCCCTGCACCACTGGAGCCATCCGTCGCACAAGGCCCTGACATACCGTGACGCTGTCAGATCAACCGCCGCTTGTTCAGGGAGCCACGCCCTGCTCTGCTGCCGCCTCGGTCTTTCGGGCTGCGGCTGGGGTGTAGCAGAATCCCACAGTACCCCCTCCAAGTTCATCCGGCGCTGCCGTTATTCCGACCACCGAATGATACATTAATAGTCGCTAACCGCCGCACTTGTCAAATCTGGCAGATTTCTGCATAATTCTGGTCCTCCCAACGTCCCTTCGGACGCACTTGCCCCCGGAGCCTTTTGCTGGTTCCGGGGGTTTTTTCTCAATAGGTGTGGAAGGCGCTTGTGTTGACAGATATTACGCTTGGTGTACGATTAGTAGCGCACTACTTGACCAACGTAATCTCGATATTATGCAGAGCCTCAACGAGCTTCTTCTTCAACTTGAAGTCCCTCGTCATAAAGCCCTTCACATCCTCGATGATGCGCTTGCCGTCTTGGGTGTACACAAAGTCAGCTTTGTACGAACAGATTTTTTTGCTGTTAATCATGCACGGGAAGGGAACCTGTAGCTCAAGGTCTGATATCAACCCGGACTTCAGGAGGGTCTTGAGTTCGCCGTAACGGCTCGCTTCCCGCCTGCTGTCAAACGTAATCCCATCAACATTCGTCTTCTTGGCGTTGTACTTATTTTTTCGGAGAGACATATGCCTACTGATCGCACTGGTTGGAAAACACTGAGCATCCCTGAAAGCACCTATCGGCGTCTTTCTTTTATCGCCAAGGTTCGCAACAGGAAACTCTCAGGTCAAGTCAAAGAACTGATCGATCAGGAGTTCCTGTCAAGCGACATCAAGGAAGAGGCCGCCCGTAACGGGATTGGCTCACTTTCCTAAGGTGTACTTGGAGCCGTCAAAGACAAGAAATTCTTTGCGGTTGACATCTGTGTAGCTGACATGGACCCAGCCGGAATGTGGGTCTTCAGGCTTGTAGCACTCAAGGATCAACTGGTCATAGGGAACATGGCCCTTGATCCAGAGTGCAACACTTCTGTTGTCCCACCCCGGAATCTCAATGTCAGCAGCCTGACCAAGGCAATGCTGGCTCGTAATTGATCCGCCAATTGCTTGGTTCAGTTGCGGGCACCTGTAACCAGATGATGGACTAAATGGGGTGTCAAAGTGTTCCCTGATCGGCTCAAGGACATTTTCACACAGGGCCATCATGTTCTTGATGGCTGACTCGTCCGGGGTGTTGTCGATCCCAAGACGAGAAGCGACTTGGCTGCGGGTCATCTCCCGCAACGAGAAGTGCTGACTAAGCATAATCATAGAAAGAAGATGTTGGTGATAGCCAAAGCAAAATTGCTGAGAATGAGCGCCACCAGAAACCAGACTCCACGGTAGATATTGTCTACCTTCATCTGAACATGGTGAATGTCGTTGGTCTTGATTGTGTGAAGCCTGTCCTCAAAGCTCTCGCGAACATAGTCGATCTTCTCATTGACCAACCGTACATCACCCTGAATCTCTGCGATTAGAACGCGAAGCTCTTCACTACTCATCACACCCTCACTGAACCAACACCACTATACGGTTGCATTAAGCCTTGCTCAGTCTGCTGACGCAATGCTGTGCTAATTCCAGCAGGCGCTGGAGCGGAAATGGTTCTAATGCCAGCCTGTGGAGCCGGTTGAGGGGCTGGCGCTGGTTGCACAGCAGGCTGCGGCGTCGGGGTCGGCTGCGGAGAAATAATACGCGGCTGAGCCTCTGGAACACGGCGAACAGTGGGTCTTTGGGCTGGCGGACCCTGCTGTTCAATCTTCAAAATCTTATCGAGCCGGTCCTGCTGGGCACGGACTTCATCGCGAGATAGCGGAATAGAGCCATCGTCCGTACCAGACAAGATTGATCTGGTCATGTTTGCCCAAAGCTGCAAAAACGCTTTCTCTGGGATTCCGCCCTTCTCTTCCTGCTTCAGAAGACGAAGGCTCTCCTTCTTTGGACGCGACATAACGCGAACGAAGGCGGGGTTAGAAAAGAACCTTGACAGAACGCTAAGGCCCGCAATGGATGAAAGCGTAGTTATCGGTTCAATCAGAATGCCCGCCCCGAGAGCCAAACCTAAGTTTGCGCCAGCAATAGTGCCCTTACCGGACGTTGCTCTACCAGCCTGATTCTCGGCAAACTTAGCAAGATTCTCCAAGCTCTTGACTGCTTCAGAGCCGGTAACTTCACCACGAGTAAAGATGTACTCAAGAGTGTCTCGGCTAATTGTTGGCTGTTTTGCCCCAGTGCCAAGCATATTCTTGAGTTGGCGGTAATTTAGAACCGCATCAACGGGATTGATTGTTGAGATATCGCTAACCTGATCTCCATTGCCAGCGATATTACTGAAGAACCTTTTGACAGCAGTGTCTTTGAGAGACTGCTCGACTACAGCAAACTGCTCTTCGCCAAGGTCTCGTTTAAGCGCATCTAGGGTTTCCCTTACAGTCTGGAGGGGAACCTTTCCCGCAACCATCATGCTGGCAGCATTCTCAAGGTTAAGATTCTCAGGGTCTCTCAAGGCTCTTTGAAATGCACCCTTTGTAGTCTGTGCAAGCTCATCCTTGAGAGTCCTGAGTTTTCCCTGAAGTTCTTTGCCAGTGAGGCCGCGATTTACAATGTCATTAAACGCCGAATTGAACCGCTCAGGAAGTTCTTTTGAAAATTCCTTGTAGGCACCTTTGATTTGGTCAGCCATGTCAAGAAACTCTGCCGAAGCCCTATCTCCCCAGACTTGACGAACTGCATCACGGTTTTTTTCTGCGAGCGTACTAAATCGCAGAATGTTTACGATCTCATCTCCATCAGCAGTCGTATCGACTGCTTGGCGGTACAAACGATTCATAACAACATTGCCCAGAAGATCACGCGCTCTTTGCTGCGTCATCTTTCCGCCAAATTTTACGGTCTCTTCTGGAATAAGTTTTTCAAGGTCTGCGATACCAGCCGCAACCTCTTCAGCACGGCCCCGAACAATAAGATTTTCCCGTAAAGACGAGAGAACGCGAGATGTCTGCTCTTTGGTTCTAAGGGGGTTCTCAAATAACTTGGCTAGGCTGTCAAATTTTCTGGGATCGCGCAGGACTTCTTCCGCAAGATAGGCTACGTCTGAGGCGATAACATCACCCTGAAGGCTTCCGATATTTTTAAGGCGGGCTGCGACCCCTCTAATGTTAGCGTCCTCAAAGATTTCCCTCTGAGTCGCATAAACGCCGTTCATCTCCTTCATCGCACCAAGAGATGAGCGAATGTCAGACAACTTGTTTTTTAGAGCCGAAACAGTCCTGCGCTTTAAATCAGCCTGACCAAGCCTTCCCGTTATTGGAATCTCCCGGCCAAGAGCCGCAGCAGCGGCATTAACAAGCTCTTCACTTGCAGTAAGAGTTGACACATTGTCAAAAAGGGACTGAATGGTTAGGTCAAAGTTATCCAAAGACTTTGTAAAGTCATCCGTCAAAGTCCGATAAATCATCGGAGCAGTTTCAACGGGGGCGGCTTCTCGACGCCGAGCGGCAAAGCCCCTCTCCGTGTTCACCATTCTGTTTAAGGTGCTTCTGGCGCGGTTGTAATCTTTAAGGCTAATGAAATTTCCATTTTCCTTGGCTTTATCATAAAAGCCAAAAGCCCTGCGGAACTCATCCCGAACACTTGTTCCATCAGGAAAAACTCTATCTTCTGGGATTTCATCAATCATTCTAATGGTGTCAGACACGTTAACCACCAAAGGTTCAACGATCTCATCACCAGTAGAAGGATCAACTGACCGTGCAAATCGAATCGGGGAAACAAATTCGCCATCATCAAGCGGAATCTTTTTACCCTCAAGAAGGCTCCGATATGCTGGGCTGTTCAGAAAATCAAGGTCTTTATTGAGGATGGTGTTAATGATTCCATAACCAGCATTCAGGTCTATCTCAGATTGAGCATCAAGGGCATGAAGCCCCTTAATGACAGACTCAAGCTCTTCACGGTTGCCAGCAGCGATAGCCGCAGCGGCCCGATCCCCAAGCTGAGCTACAGACTGTCCGTAGACGCCAGCGATGTCATTGGCAACTGTCTTTGCGGCACCCTTCGCAAGCTCTGCCTTGTTGTTCAGGATATTGAAAACAAGCGTCTGGGCCTCTTCAACGGGGATGCCATCAGTTCTGCTAATGGTCTGCACAAGGTTGTCTAGGCTTTCCCGGATCACCGGGCCACGCTTGTTTCCCAGAACCTGTTCAGTGAGAGCCTGCACACGAGCCAGCAGCGGCTTGCCAGATACTGAGGCAAGGTCAGGAACGTACTGTACGTCGTTTTCTTTAGCCCACTTGAGAAGCTCGCGATGTTCTGCTCTTTGTGCGTTTGTCGTTCCACCCTTGATTAAGCGGCCAAAAGTAGAGGTAATAAGGCGACCACTAAATTCGCCAGTTCCAGCAAAAGCAGCTTCACTCAGCGCATCTTTCGCCACTTTCCTAAACGACTGACGCTGCAAACCTCTTGCCGACTCGATTGCCTCGTCTACAAGTTTCCCGCCAGCCCCAGCCAAGGCTGTGACACCAACAGCAGGAAGAAGAGCTAGACCACCAGTTAGAACGCCAGCGACTACGGAAGCGCCAAGCGCAAGACCGCCCTCTCCAGCAAAGTCAGCAAAGTCATAACGGCTGAAACCCTTGTCTTCGATTGAAAGGGGAACATCCCCCGGCTGTCCTATCTTGGCCCTGCCCTCCGGGGTAAGGGCAAATGTTCCGTCTAGTCTTTGCAGCCAGTTGCCCGGTCCAACAGTTTTGTCAAGATACCCGGCTCGCTCCTCGTCGTCATCAACATTGGCGAACCCATAGCGGAACCCAGCATCTTTGACACCAGAAGTATCAATGATGCGCTCCATATCAAGCTGCTTCTCGACGACACCAACGTCTTTCAGGTAGCTGTCGATAAACTTCTTTTCGACATCGTTAGGGGCATCTCCGCTTACATCAAATTCATATACGGCACCAGTCCCATACTTGTCGTTTATGACGCTTAGCTTCGGCATCAGCGTTTGTCTCCCAACAACTTATTGGCGCTGACCGGCGTCCCGCCTGAAGGCTGACCAGCCTGACCGGCTTTCTTTTTATTAAATTGTTGGACACTAAATCTAAGCGCACCAACCACTTCTTCGTCATCTTTACTTGGCGAGTAAAGAGCGCCTTTTGTTATTGGGCTTATATAGCTAGATGCCTCGTCGTATGAACTAATCATTCTAGCAGCATCCTGCAGTGCTTTGTCTTTGTACTTGCCAAGGATTTCTTTGAGCATACGAGTGGACTCCCTCATCTCCTCTGCGGTTGTAAGCACACCAGCCTTGCTGAAGTCAGAAAAACCACCGAGAAGGGCAATGACGCGAACACGGTCAGCGTCAGAAATTGTCCGTCCAGACTCACCAAGAAGGATCGGAGCAAGCTGGGCAGCAAGGGCGTTTTGGATTGCCCGAAATCTCACCCTTGCCTCATAAGCCGACTTGTCATCAGCGCTGGCGTTCTCAGCCAGTTTCTCAATGGGCTTATGCCCCCTCACATTGTTAATGTTTTCTGACAACCTCTTTTTAAGGTCTTCCTCAGAAAAATCGCCCTGTATGTTGAGGAGCCTCTTAACGCCATCTGCGCCCAACTCATTGTAGGCATTGTCGACGTTAATTTTTCTTTGCGCGAAACCAGATAGATTGCTAAGGGCAACACCACCCTTCTCGCTTGCCGCTCTATAAAAGTCTTCAGCAGTAGCGTCTTCTCCGAGATTCAAAAGACTCCTCGCCTTCCCAAAGGCCGCACTAGCTACGTTAATAGCCCCGGTGCTTTGGTCGATGAGACCTTCCAACTGGTCCACAAGAGCAAGAGTTCCGGCTGAACCTTCTAGTAAGCCATTAACAAGTCTTCCCTGACCGGAAAAATCGTCAGCAATCACGACTTCTCTTTTTTGCCCATTTGTAGGATCGAAACCTGTAAGACGACGGCCATTTACGGCTGGACTGGTCTGGAACGTCATCTCAACAGGAGTCGGCTTAAAGAATTCTATTACAAGCTTATTTAAGTCTTTTGTTGCTTCAGCAGCAGCTTTCGACTTAGTAGCAAATGCCGTGGTCGCAGTTGAAATGACGTTAAGCGGAACAATCTGAAGGCCAGCTTCATTGGCTTTCTGAATCTGGTCTGCGTTCATCCTCAGGTATTCGGCCTGTGCCACGCCATTCTCGTCAAATCCACCGTTCCATACAGCGATCCACTCTCTATTTCTAGCGTACTGCTCTGCCAGTTTCTTTTCGTCAAAAACCCTAGACGCGAGGGACGAGTCGATTGCCCTTTCCCTTTGCGTGAGGGCGAGTTTGGACTTTATTGCTGCTTCGGCAGCAGAACCGGCTGAACGGATAAGGGCGTTGAACGGACTTTCTCCCGGAGCGCGTTGAGCGCCCATCAGGGAGAGCGCAAATGTCACGCCCGGCGCTGCTTTCTCCATGGCGGTGGGGCCAAGGCCAAATGTCTCTTTAAGCTCCTGAAGACGCTTCCCTTCATCAAACTGAGCATCTTCATTACCCATAATGTCGCTGATCGTCGATTGAATTGATGTAACAACAGTTGGGTTGGTGGTGGGAGTGGGGCTGCCCTTTTCAGCGGCAGTTCCAGCGAGGCCCTCTTGTTCTTGCCGAGCGGCTTCGGACGCAGCAGGAGTCGCCGCAGTTCCAGCAGGAGTCGTGGCAGTTCCAGCAGGAGTCGTGGCAGTTCCAGCAAGGCCCTCTTGTTCTTGACGAGCGGCTTCTGCTGCTGCTGGAGCAGAAGTTGTTTGTGGCCTAAGAACTCCACCACTAAGAGCGTCGGCAGCGCGTTGCGCTTGAGTGAGCCGTTGCGGAGCAGTACCCTCTTGTTCCTGACGAGAGACTTCAGCAGCCTGACTAGAGGCTTGCGCTTGACGTAAAATATCTGCTTCAAGCGAACCCGCACCCCCAAATTCGTCTACAGGTTCCGCAATGGGATTTGCCAGATTAAGCTCTTCACCAATTTTTGCCCGTAAGTTCGCAACAACTTCTTGCGCTCTTTTACGCGAAGCAGTCGCTGCCTCCGTCTCGCCGGGAGATAAAGCAGCCGCAAATCTACCTTGGCGTTTAAGCTCATCAAAAAACTGACCTAAGTTAACAAAACTATCACCCAGTGCCTTGCTATAGCTTTCCGCATTCAATGCATTTAGACCTCGGGTCCGTGGTCCCGGAAATTCCATTCCTTGGCGTTGAAAACCTCGAATAGGTTTTGTGGCAGCCATAACAGCGTCGTAGGTGCTTTTCTCCAGTGGATCAAATAACGACGGCAAGCCTGCAAGTACTGACCGGAGTCCTGCCCTTTGTGCAGCAGTCCTTTCTCGTTGTCTTTGCTTTTCAATGTCAGACCCCTGAAAAAGTCTTCCGAAAGCGGAAGAAGTGGCCTGACCACCCCCGTCCAGCATCAGGGTCGGAATACCGTTTCTACGATGAGCTTTCATGGTCAACTCTGATTCCGTTTAGTAGCCGTTGGGCCAAAGCCCATAGCGTTGCCTAATTCGCCATACCGGCTCGTAAACGGATTGTAAATTTGCAACGCAGCGCTCCCAAGGCCAGCCAACTGGCCTATGCCAAATGGCTCTGGGGCAGGGGCAGTGGTCTGTCGAATGCTGGCGTCGCCAGCCCTAGGAACACCGGTAAGGATTTCGCGAACAAATCCAATGCGAGCAAACGGGTCTTGAAGGCGCGAAATTTCCTGCGCCCTCTGGGCCTCCAGTTCAGACTGCAACTGAGCCTGCTGCTGACCGCCAAAGCTAGACAGAAGACCGACATCCTGAATAGCGGCCTCTTGCTGCAATCCACCAAGACGAACAGCTTCCTGACCCACACCGCGAATTGCCTCGCCCAACTGCGGATACCGCATAGCAATGTCGCCAAGTAAGGATTGAAGTCCCCGCTGACGCTCAAACTGCTGACCAAACTCCTGCTGAGCCTGAGTAAGCGCATTTTGATAGCCCTGATACCGGAGGTTCGACAACTGCTGGTTCAAAACGTCTGCATACCGGCGCTCAACGCGCTCCCGTGCCCTCTCAGCACCAGAACCGCCAAAAGCCTCCGCGCCACCCTGACCGGCAAGCTGAGCAGATACATCACCAAGAGCCTCCTGACGCTGACGCCCGATCTCCTGTTGAATCTGCTGAGTAACCTGTTGCTCATACGGATTGTAGAAAGCCTGCACATCACGGCTGGGATCGAAGCGGAACTGGCCGCTTTCAAGGAGACCCTGAATGCCAGCCTGCGCCCCACCAAGGCCGGAAAGCGCCTGCTGGACGACTTCC